AGTGGTTCGGTGGTGGTGGTGTAACACCAGGGCGTAACTACCGAATGAAAGCCCTCGACAATATCCTAGTGGGGCACGTGCATAGAACGTCCACGGACATGATTCGCAGGCCCTTAGACGGGTCTTTTATAGCAGGGTGGTCTGTTGGGTGCCTGTGCGATTTGAATCCCTTCTACGCGGCTCGCAACGGCTGGAATCACGGGTTCGCTCTTGTCGACCTGCAGGACTCGGGACGTTTCACAGTTTACAATAAGATGATTATTGACGGAGAAGTGAGATGATCCCCACGTCGTTCAAACTTGGAGGCCACACATGGCGTGTGCGGATGTGCAAGATGCGCGGTGCCTATGGCGAATGTGACGCTGAGAAGCATACAATCCGCATAGCAACCCACGTGGACGGCCGGCTGACCACGATAGAAACTCAACTCAAGACGTTCTTGCACGAATGGTACCACGCTTTCGAGGCTGCCACGGGGCAAGACCACAACGAAGAGCGGACAAGGTTGTTTGAAGAAATGGCCTGGCAATCCTACAAAACAGCGAAGGGAAACCAATTAGATGTCTAACAAATACAGCTGGCTAAAGATTGCCGAAGGTGAAAAGGGCATCAAAGAAATCACTGGCATCTCATCGCACACTCCGAGGATCCTAGAATACCACGCACTGACCACGTTGAAAGCCAAAGCTGACGAGGTGCCTTGGTGTTCGTCGTTCGTGAACTGGGTTTTTAACAAAGCAGGTTATCCTATCACACGCTCCGCTGCAGCCAAGTCATGGCTGAAGTGGGGGCGAGAGGTACCGATGCAATACGGATGTTTGGTAGTTCTTAAACGCAAGGGAGGCCACCACGTCGGTTTCTACACAGGTGAGAAGGGTGACAGCGTGTATCTTCTCGGTGGTAACCAGTCGGATAAGGTGTGCGTAACTTTGTATAAGAAAGACCTAATTTTATCTACACGTTTTCCAACGGAATTGAACGAAACCGACCAGGCAATTTTTGACGTTGTGGGGATAAAGTAATGGCATTGGTAACTGTATCCGAAATTAAAACCAGCTATCTCAACATTGGAGACAGCACGCAAGACACGCGCATCCTTGGTTTCATCCTGCAGGCTGGCTCTATTATCAAGGGCATCTGCAAACAACCTATCGAAACCGAGACCGTAGCGCTGGACTTCGTAGGTAACAGGATGCAGACCTATATCCTACCTTACACCGTGCCTGTTACCTTGACATCACTGCAGTATAAGGAACACGTCGACGATGCAACCTGGACAACAGCCACGGGTGCTATTGTTGTCAAGGCTGACGGTGTTTATCAGGTGTACTATGCCGAAGGACTTAACTACGTTTTGTGGCGTGCGAATGTTACGGTCGGTTATACAGACGCCAACACACCTGCTGATATTAAAAGTGTTTGCTCCGAAATGGTCGTGGAGTTATTCAAAAACACTGATTACTCAGGTCGTGAAAACAGAATCGGGCTTCAGTCGGTGGCTTCGTCAGAGGGCGGCACGACAGTAACAACAGTATATCGTGACCTGACAAACCGATTCCGTGCACGGCTGGCACCGTATATCGTTAGGGCTTGGCTGTGATTAGTGTTGACGAATACGTGAGGCTTATTTTAATGGGCTTGCCTGCAGCGGCGAAGGATGCCCTAGATCCACAGCGCATGCAGACGGCTCTTGCTGTAGACATATCCAAGAACTACGGCGAAACAAACCGCAACCCAAAGTACCCACGCAAGCCACAAGGTAGCACGCTACAGCTGGTAAGTGGCAACCTGTTCAAGGCCGCTACAGTATACAGGGCCAAGGGGAACAAATCGCGGTATGTCGAAAGCGGTAACACGTACACCTTCATTCTTGAAATCGACTTGAACGTCATACCATACGCTCGGATTCATGAATACGGTGGCACTATAAACCATCCAGGTGGTACGCCATATTTTATAGGTGATGATGGGCTGGCCAAGTTCGTATCAAAAGCCAAGGGTGGCGATTTGCCAGTAACAAAACCGCACCCGATAACAATACCAGCTAGGCCCTACATTCGGCCTGCTTTTGAATCTTTCCAGTCTACGACCTTTCCCCGTATCATCGACATCATGCTTCGTAAATTAGCGGAGTCAGCCTCATGAGCACCACATCGAAGTACGCTATGGCTTTGGATCTTGTCAAGGACAAACTATCCGACGACAATACGTTCAATGTCATTAACGTATTTACCAAAGAAACGGCCCTGTCCAACACCAAGGCCAACGTTTACGTTAACGTCATCAGCGACACGCTTACACCCCTGAACACAGAGTCAGGTTTTAGGACATCGCTACGAAGGCTCCTTCTCGGCATCTACGCCGTGCAGAAAAATTCACTCGACTCGCAGGAACTAGGCACGGCCGCCATCATGCACGGCCAACTCAGCGAGAAGATAGACAAGGCAATGGACGCTGTAGAGGCTGCACTGCCGTACACAGACGTAACTACTGCAGGATATACAGTAACACTCCACAGCATCGAAACGGGCAACGTCACAGGCTACGTCGACGACAAGTCTGACAAGGTGGGTCTGTTGTATGAAGTAACAATATCTTATCTGCAGCGCGTATGACTGTCACTGAACTAATGCAACATCTTCGCCAGATATACAGCGTCTACGGAGACATCGACGTCAGGGTGGACTCTGATCTGTTCACGGATCACAGACCACGGGATGTGACCAGTACGACCGTGCAGGAGTTCTTTGTGCGCGATGTGCAGGAAATCATCATCGGTCAATTCTTAAACGAACCATCACAGGCAAAAGTAGTATTATATGTCGGCAACGAACCAAAGCTCAGAGCCTAAACACGTCGACGTCAGTTTCGCCTGCATAGCACACAAGAGCGAAGCACACCACGTGATGCAGATGATAGCAACGCTACCAAGTGGATGCGAGGTGGTCGTGCTTTGGAATGAACAGGGCGACAATTCAGAGGTTGTAGAACGTAAAAAGATAACACTTAACAACGGCACCGTTGTTCGTTACTACGAAACGCAGTGGCAAGATTTGCACTTCGGGAATCTTCGCAACCTTTGCATTGGTCTCTGTTCTCGCGGGTGGGTTATGTGGATAGACGCCGATGACCGTCTGCTAACTCACCAGCATAATTGGTTTGAAGACCTGACGATTTACCCCGCCGGTGTTGGCGGGCTTGTGTGCGGATGTGTTGGAGTACAACCGAAGCACGAAGGCAACAGCAACGTTATGCGATACCATCATCCACAGACAAGGGTGTTTCGCAACAACAAAGCATTCGCCTTCAAGGGTGCTGCACACGAACAGATCACATGGTCGATAGAACAGCAGGGGCTAACACTTGAGACCTGTTCACTGTTAGTGCATCACGTAGGCTATGAAGTCGACGCCGACTCGATGATGGCCAAGGTGAGGCGTAACGTGAAAGGACTCGCACGTGAGATTGCGGACTGTACCGATGATGACCAGTTAGTATACTGGACGCAGATGATACACCGCGACTCGGGTTCATTTATGTATTATGTAACAAAGGACAAATAACATGGCACTCGCAACACGGGTCGTCGCCGGTGGTAATACCTTCGGCGCATGGACTGTCGAAGATACCGGCACGATTGGCGTCGGTTCGACATACCTCTACAAACTCAATGATAACATCATCTCAACAGATGTAACACGTGACGCTGCTTCTGGTGCTTACTCGATTTCTATCGAGCACGTCGAAGACACGCAGGCGCTGCAGACGTTTATCGAGACAGCAACCAACACAGGCGCTGGCGCTATCGAGGACTTGCTTCTCGAGAACGGCACAAACGAAACAGGCTCTGCTCAAAACCAGAAGCTAATCTGTGCAGTCAAGGGCGGTCTTGCTGGTGGTGGTAACCAGCAAAACACAGCCGTTCGTAAGGTAGGCGTTTTCCCACAGCGCCTGAACAACGAATCTGGCGGATGGACGCAGGCTGGTGAAACATACAACCGAGTAACGTTGTCTTTCGAAGGCTTCAAGCTGCAGAACCCTATCACGCTTGCTGCTACCTACTTCACTGACTTCATGACTTCGGCTGTACCTGTAACGCTGTTCGGTACAATTCCATACGGAACTGTAGTTTATAAGTAACCTTCCGAGGTTACCTGGTGGGGGCCGTTCGCGGCATGGCGGCCCCTGCCTATTTTGTTTTTCATGCCGTAACAAGAGGACTTGTCATGCCGTCAATTAAACTCTATTTCGTGGGTGAACAGAAAGAGATCCCGCTTAAGAACATCATCTCGCGCCGTATCATTAAGGCTGTCGAGAATCCCATCGCAACGCTCCGCAGTTTAGGCCAGAACGCTGCTTTCCAGAAGGCCCTGCAGGAATCGCCCAATGCTGCCAAGATCGTTACCTTGTCTGGTGGTGCTAACTCGGTGCACGCTGCCGAAATAGGCAAGCAAATTCGCGAGGCTATCCCAAACATCACAGACTCCGATCTGCAGTCGATGGTGACACAGCGCATACAATCCGAATTGCTTGAATCATTCCCGAACATCTGGCAAGCCCTGAACAACCCGATTACAGAGTTCCCGCTGGACAATGACGATGCCATCAACGCTTGCATTGAGGTGCTCAAGGTCATCATGGACACAAACCAGCTGACCGAAGAACAGAAAACCCTTATGTCCGTTTCCGAGTTCTGGGAAGACCAAGACCTGACGGAGGTGGTCGAATCTGTAAAGTGGTTTCGAAGCGTCGCTAAACTCTGAGGTCGCAGCCGTCGCTGAGATATACGAAGCCTACGACGTGCTGACGAAAACGCCTGTTGACGACACGGGCAAGCCTTACCCCAAGCGCATCACAGGAACCGACGTAGTGCCTGCACATGAGCACGACGTTCTCATGGCCATCGAGATAGGCAAGTTGTGGAAAATGACACCCGACGAAGTGGTAGTTTCCCTCACAGCGTCGGAGTTTCTGCGAAGGGTCGCACTTGTGCG